TCTTTATAATGCATGCCAATATCAAAATAGTCGAGCTCTCTGTTATACAAGTAGAAATTTTGTATTTCAAAATCTTTCACAAAGTAGCTAGTTTTTATGCTTTTTGCGTTGTCAAGATAGTCGCTCAACAGCAAACCATTATAATATGGTGTTGCACCTGCAAATACTCTGTCTGTGAGTAGAGGCATAAAGTTGTATTTGTTAGGCTCAAATGATGTTGTGCTGTATAATTCTCCATCCAAATAAAGCTTCAATGTGCCTGCTGGTGGATTGAGAGCAATAGCGAAATGATGATACCCGCTGTCCAGATCACTACCTTGCACAGTTACAGAAGGAATTGCTATATCTTCTGTATTAAACTGATTATACAATCGAGCTTTGAATGTCAAGACACCTGTGCCATACCGATACTTTAAATAGGAGTAATTAAAGTTATGATTACAAGGTTCGATCTTGGAGTTAAAGCTACCGTTCACATCAATGAATGTGGTATCAATCACGTTACCGTCATAATCTAATTTAAATCCTACTGCTTTGCTAACATCAGATCCGCTTGCCGTAACTAATACTGATTGTTCCAATTCACCATTATAAAAATTTTCTATAAAAGTAACATTCTTTATGTTAACAGGTTGTGTAGAAAACGCTGAAGCTGCTACAAGGGCAGTAGTAAATGCTAAGGTCTGATGGGGGCCGTAGACTGCTATAAAATTACTGTCACCAGCCCATATGTTATTATTCATATCAATATTAAAAAACGAAAATGTACCTTTGGTGCCAGCAACAGTGCAGAGTTGACTTGTTGTTGTGTTGTATTTGCATATAATGCCTGAGCTAAGAAAAAACAAACCATCACTCCTGACAATACTATTTGTACCGTCCACAAGAATAATTCTACCATCCAACAGCCTGGATACCTGTAATGCGTCAACTGGTTTTCCAATAATTAAGTCTGCAGATGCAGGATATACCAGATTGGATGTCAAGTCTATTGCACTCAGCCCCCTATCAGAATACAACACATACCCTCGGGCCTCATCATTAGATGCATGAATTATGTTGTACTTAGAGCTAGAGAGAGCTGGTGTTGCATCAACAATGGTTTCACGTATGTCATACTCCACTACCTGCATTCTATCGGTAATAACGTGAAATGAATTAAGAGCGTCACGGCGAAGAACAAAATCAATATTTCCAAAAGTAGATAGAGCTGTATCATAAGTGTCCACTGCATCCAAATCAGCATTATATGCAACAAGAGCACCATTCTTACCATAAAACAGCAAAGGCGTTACTTGAGAGTAATTAAAAATCCCGAGACCATAATCATTGTAATTGCCAAAAATTTCATATCCCAGGGGTTTATTCCAATTGGAACTGTTTGCCCACAAAGTCATTGTAAAGGTGTTGGTATCTAGCTTGATGTTATTAACGTCAAAATAACTATATCGACGCCCATCAAAGGCGTATGAGGTAAGATTCTCATTTATGATAGGATCCACATTAGTACCATTCCATATTGAGTAGTATGTAAAGTTTTTTTGTTTCAACGTCTTTGACAAACTATTGATATTATTAATTGCATCAATTTTTCCAAAACGAGAATATGCATACCAACACCCTGGTTCCAGAGTTAAACTAGATGGAGTATCAACAATGCCAGTTTTTAAATTGTATCCGTCAAAAGATGTAATGTATGTTACATTGCCATCAATAGCACACAGAGCTTGAAATGCTGTATTTTTTGTGGGTGTATAGTATCTATCCATCCACACAGGTCTCACATTTTTATCATTACCACCAGATAACCAGCTGCAAAGCCACTGACCTGTTTGTTCTCCTGTGGCATCACCTTGATTGCTTGTGTACTTGTAATTGGCTTGCTTTTTGAAAATCTTATCACTCTTCAAGGGGTGGTTACCTGCAACTGCACCTGCCTCAACTAATTTTGACGATTTAATGTTGAGTCTTTTGTAAGGGTACATATCCTGAGGTGTATGAAACCATGTTGTTTTACCTTGGTCGAAGGTGTATGGGGTTGAATAACAATCATACTGGAGATGAAGCTTTTCATATCCTTGCTCTTGCCGTCTTCCTGAAAAAATGGTATTATAATTTCTGTAAAAAGTTGCATTTTCATTAATGAACACATTACCTCTGCCTTGCTGATTTTTTATATTCAGTTGATTCTTCAAGGTTAAAATATTGGTCTTTAGAGTGGAGCCTTCAAGGTTCTCAAACTCACTATGCAATAGGAAGTTGTTATCTATGCCAAAAAAACTATCCGCAACATTTATGTTTAAATTATTTTGATTGAATCCTGTCTCATATGTACCCCAGTCGTTGGTAATCTCTGGAGCAGTAGGAACATCAAAAAAATCCATATAAAACCCTTTTCTTACACTATTGAATGCAATATCACTAGTGCTGGACAGGGATAATTTTCGATTATTAACATCGTTTATAATATAGTATGCAAATCCTCTGATTCTCACTTGAAGAGTAAGCTCTCTTGTGGTTTTATCAAAAGTATACACAAACTTTCTCGTATAATCATTAGAAGCACTAAACGCACTCAACACTAAGAAATCTAAACTCAATGAGCTAGGATTAAATGACAAATAGTATCTATTGTTGTTGGTTGTGAGGTTGGATATAGTAGCAAGGTATGGATTGATCATATCCACCTCAAAAATACAATTGTTTGCAATACCGGACAGCGTCACAGTCATGGAGTTGGTAAAAGACAGTTGCGATAAACCAGCAGGGGTGTTTGTAGGTATGTTTGTAAGACTCAGGTGTCTGTTTACACCGTCTACAGTATTATATATGGTGCCAAATAATACATTATTGAGCTTTTCTGGAGTTTTAAAATCTGTAATTGAAGCCAAATCCAGAGGTTTTGTCAGGTGTAGAAAACTATAATTGTTGTTATTGAAGTCATGTGTTTCCAGGAAAATAGGGGAAAAAAAAGTAGACAGATTACCATCAATACATATGCTCTTATTAGTGAAATCTATTTGATTATCATATATATAGGAAGCACTCAATCCCTTATAATTACTTGGTGTTACAAAACTGGTAAGCATATTTTATTTATCCAGTTATTAGGTATATCGAATATCAATGCCTTCAGCAGCAAAGTATGGGGGACCGTCACCACTAATGGTCACCCCCGATGTAACATTATTGTATGGTATTAGATCCTCAGATGGAACCAATTGAATATAACTTGGCACCAGGTCAATGCCTTCACCTTCAATATAATTAAACCCTATTTCTGGGGCTATCACAGGATTCTCTTGTACAGGTTGATCAAATTGCTTGGGAACCAGTGCGCTTACCTGTGGTTTATTTCGCGATGGCGGTACTGGCTCAACTAAATTAGGCAGTGTAGATAATGATGGTACAGCAAATTCAAGATCACTAATATTGAGTGCGTTCTTAAATATTTGTCTATCATTTTTCTTTTCCAGTGTAAGAATTATATCAAACCCAGCAGTCTGCTGTGCATTAAGCAACACAACATCCTCATATATATCTAAAATACCACATCTGAATGTGCTCAATGTTAAAGTGTATGTGTTGACACAACAATCATTCCGTATGACACTTATTGTTGGTGTGTATGTGGTAACAAGTGTGTTTGTTGGGTAGTAGGTCCTGCTAACAACTGTATTAATTGGGGAATATATCACCCCGTCAATGGCTGAGAAGTCAACCGTGTACATTTCACTGCCATCTCCAAAATTATATATTACCTTGATAACACGGGAATCAGTTTCATCAATGCCGCTCAACCTAAAATTAACTGTAGTGTTACAAAATAATTTAAATGCACCAATCTGGTAAGTTTTATAACAGTAATCCTGGAAGCACACATCATACATTGGGCCACCAGAGGTAACACTGTCAAATGTAACACCACCTAGTGCAGACAAGGGCCCGCCAAACGCAGTTAATGGGTAAAAAATATTCACACCACTTATTGGATCTTTAAAAATATAATGATCAAGATAGTTGCAGTATCCTAGAGCAGATATTGACGCAGAAGTTATGTAGATGTTGGCTTCAGCACTCATGAGTTAATTAGGCAGCTTAAATTAAGCATATATGTGTTGTTCTCTAGGTCAATGACAAATCCACTCTGATCTATGATAGATATAGCACAGTCGGGAATTGCCAAATGGGCCGGTGGGGCGTTGAATAAGCAGTCTGTGTTGTAAATGCAGAGATAAGATTTGGTATACTTTGGAGTATATGGTGCAACCACTGAAACAAAGTTATCATATGCATTGACAGATTGTCCAAAAAACATATATTTCTCTCTAAAGCCAGAAGCCGGTGTAATGGTGGTTGCTTGTGTGAAAATACCATCATCAGCTCTTCGAAACACATATACCCGTCCTACATTAACTGCTTCATATGTGCCTCCAGGGTTCAAATAAGCCTCACCAGGTGCACCCACTACACATATCTTATTATTGACGGTAACATCTGTGCCAAAATTACCTGCTATACTATTAATATTATAAAACTCTCCCAACCCCATGATTTTATTCCAATTATTTGTAGTTGTAGACAGATAGTAATGGTACACTTCACCTTGCCCTGGATTAGAGAATGATGGCTTTTGGGCAACTGAGGCACCCACCATCAGATCTCTGCCATAAAGACTTGTGGTGTAGCCAAACCGACTTATGCCAGATGCTGGAGACAAAATGGTTTGCAAATAATTCCAGGAGCTTGTTGTGTCGCGCTGAAATGCATGCACATATTGATTTGAATTACCAATTATTAGATTGTCACCGTACAGTTGAGTACTTACACCTAGCCCTGTGCCAGATAGCACAAAGGATGGAAGTATGGTTTGATATAAACTCCAGGTGCCAATAATTGTTGGGTTGTTACTAGTCTCAATGTAGGTATAGATAAAAATACCACCAACTGTGCCAGTATCTTCATTAGCTTGTGTGCATATTACCAAGGTGTTTCCATCAATATCTGCAGAAACAGGTGTTGAGTTGTCTGGAGTGGGTATGGTATTAACCCTAACAAGCTTTTGCCCCAAGTACTCCAGCAACACAACATCACTTGTGTTGTTGAGCTTGCCAACAACTGTTGTATCATCTTGCCCCAGTATAGTAATACCAGCGCCAGTGTATATGGTATTCTGAAGTGAGTAGCTATTTAAATCTGTTGTATAGTTTTCAATCTTTCGACTCACAGGTACTGCAATGAATTCTTGACCCATGCCAAGCTTGCTTGATGGGCTGTGATTGTCCAGCTCTATTATTTGATCACAGGTAGGTATTAGATCCAGGGACCGCTCGATCCCCGGGAACCCTGCAATATTAAAATTTCTTATTAAAAATTTTGTTGTGTTATCGTCAGTTGTGTTTGTGAGCGCAACCTTGAATGTTTTTCTGGACATGCTGGGTCTAGTAATTTTCAAAACATCAACAAAGTCCTTTTCTCTAGGATTTTGCTTCAGCTGGACTCTCACATCTTCAAATTGCTTGCTCACAATTATACGAACAGATCTATAATTGTCATCATTTATGGCACTTACCTGTTGATCAATAGTAAAAGTCTCAAGACCAGGCACATCAACAATGTTCTTGTGATCTGCTAAATTGTAGAGAAGGTTGAAATTGTTTTGAATGCCATCACGCACAATGATACTGGGTTGTGGTCTGAGGGCAGACAGCGCTATGCCATCCACCATGTCTGTGGCAAGTGCAAATCTACCTGAAGAATCAAAACCAATTCCGAGAATTGCACCTTGTATTCCACCATAACCACCTAATCTGCAGGAATCAGAAGATCTACTTGAAGATGTGTAACCGAGACTTTGGCCAGGTCCCCCATCACGAGGCATATCTATGATGCTATCAAAAAAAACTACAGCAAATCCACCAGTTGGTAGCTGTTGTGGGTTGTATCTTGCATATTCAAAGGAAATAATAGCATCAGAAAAACTATCCAGAGGCTGATTATTATAAATCGCTATATTTTTATCAGTTTCTGGGGTGTTCATATATTATTTAATCATTAATAAAGATACGCGGAAATAATTCTATTTGTGGTTATTGGTATGCGCACTTCTCCGTTAGATATTCTTATATTACCACTGGAAACATATGGTGCACCAGTGGTGTCTAAGCTCAAGCTAGCATCTGACAGCAGAAGAGACTCATTTTCAATTAGTTCTGCAGTGATTGATGGTGTAAATGTTATGCCGGCACCTGCAGCATATGGGTATATGACACCATCTCCAAAGTAAGCACTGACCTGACATGCATTGGTAAGAGTAGTTTGCACAGAGGCAAGAGTACCTGCAGCAAACACTGCTGTGCAAATAGGGCCACCAGCAGGTCCACAATTAATCCTAGGCGGCACACTGGATGTTACACCACAATTAGTACCAAATCTTTGTATTTGTAGTGTGTAGAAGTTACCAGCGCTGAAGGTTGCCACCATGGTAACATCTGTATCCATTGTAATGGGTATGGCGCTAATGCCAAATCCCAACACAGTGGTTCTACTCGATAATCCCATTGTGGTATTACCTGCAAATGCAGAAGCATATAATGTTAAAACGGTACCACTCAGTATGTTGTACTCAGTAGCAAAATTAGGATTCTCAGCCTGGGCATATATGCCTAGTGTATCGTTCTTCACATAACCAACACCGCCACCGCTAAAGATAATGGACAAAGTATAAAATCCAATATCAAACACTGCAGATAAAGAAACATCAGAGGCTATTACAAATGATGTGGCATCTTCAACAGTGGTTGCATATGATGGAGTATTTGTCCATCCCTTGAATTGATATCCCCTTGCAGGTATGGCACTCAACACCACTGCAGTGCCAATGCCATTGATTTGTCCAGTACCTGTGAAGGGATACGTGCAGGTACCAGTCTGTCCACCTATTGTTCTTCCAGAACAATTGATATTGTATGTATTATCAAATTCAGTGGTGGATATAACACGACCATAATCTATTAGATCGCTTGCTGTTGTGACTGTATTTACAGTCACATTGTAATCATAGTAACGCACATAATATGCAGACACACTGGCTGGCTCTGTTACAGAGAACGAACAAATATACCTGTCAGATATGCCTGCACAAGGTCCTCCATCCAATCCCATGAACCACCACCCTGATATTGCAGGTTGTGCTGATAGAGATATATTGGCATTACGCTTGTAAGAATGAGAGAAGGCAATGGGTGTGCTTATGATGCCATCAGTTGTCGTTACTCTACCCACATCAATCACGTAATCTGGTGTTACATAATATCCTAATGAAAATGCTTCAATAGTATAAAACGGAATAGCATTAAACACAGCTGTTATGATTTGACTGGATGTAATGTTGAATGCACAATCAGAAAATATTGAACCATCACATGGCCCGCCAACCCAACCACCAAATTCACTGACAGAATTAGCAGATGCTATAATTGATACAGTGCTACTGTAAGGAAATTGATTGAAACAAATACTTCCACAATCAATGCAATATGGATCGGTTACTACTACACCACTACCGGTGCCTGTTTTAGTAATGTATACATCTCTGTATATACTCTGGGGATCGTTGCAAAAAGGTATACTATCAACAGATGATACAGGTGAAGTGAATATAAATTTAAGAACACTTGGATCGGGATAAGTTGGACGTATGATCTCACAATTGATAGGTGCGGTAAAATTTACATAATCTGCATAAGGGTAGAGGTATATGGCTGCAGAAAGAGTATACCCCAATGATGTAAATGGCGGGTCTACAACCCCTGCAAAGGTATCTCCTGATACAGCTGTAACTGTCAGCATATACGAATATGTTTGGATAGTCGCGTTAAATTCTTCTATAGTTAAGGTTGGCAAGGTAGACACTACCCATTTATTATAATCACCGTAAAGACTAGGAATGAGTCCATAATTGGTTTGACCTGGCAGGGAATTGAGCTGCTGCCCACTGATTGTATTAATAGATAAAATATCAGCCATTGCAGTCAATACTGGGTAATATGATATAGCGGACAAGCTAGTCACAGTGGCGTATGTAGTAGAAAACGCAATGGCTTCACCTATTGTTTCTCCATAAGTATCTAGCACCACAGCATTCTGGGTATTGCTATTGAAGATTAAATTGTTGCCAATGTTTTTAATAGGGAACCCTGAGCAACCTACAAATACAGTCAACTCATTATAGGACTCCCAATCAAATTGCACTATGTAGGTTCCAATATTATTCATCTGCACTGGCTTGATACCATCAGCAAACAAATATGTTAATTCTTTGTTTTCACCTGCAAACCCAACATCGAAATAACCAGATTTTATGAATTGACCACCCATTGTACCACCAACTGCACCAACATACTTAACAAGAAAGGGCATTGATGGATTATAGTAATTGTTATCATAAACAAAATAATATGGTCTGAACATTCGAGGGTTAAATGTCTCAAGAAATCGATCCCAGTCCCCATCTTTAAGCTGCTCATTAACAAACAAAGGCATACCATTGAGATTTTTAGCCAAGTATGTGAAATTAAATAAGCTCTTTTTTTCTGATTTGGTAAAACTAACACCATCTATTTCTACTATATTAATCTGTGGTGGCTCAGCAAATCCTGCACTCAATGAATATGAATTAATTGAAAAATTTGAAGTAATTGTGGAGGGGTATATTTTTTCCACATTAATATTTGTGAGTGGTGTTTTGTATATGGTTGGATATAATATTTTATAGTTTGAACCAGACAAATAAGGTAGTAGATTTAAGAATGCCACATATAATGTATTTTCCCTTTCTGAATACCATTCACCTGCAAACCGCTCAAGCTTACTATCTGTAAAGTACTTTGGCATGTAGAATCCAACTGTATTATTGTTAATAATCTTGCTTGCGTCAAAATCATAAGATAATGAGTCTATTATAACATAATTAGCAGTTTCTAAGACAAATGTATCGTAATACATGTTAAAATAGAGCACTGAACTGGACATCTCTTCTCTAACTTGCTCTGGGTACTTGATAAATATTGCACTCAAAGCAGCACTAGCAGGTGTAACTAAGGAGTCTACACCGCGGAAATAAAATATACCTGGTATTGTGTATTTTCTATCGTACGTACTTTTCAATGATATGGGCTGGCTTGATAATATTACTGTATTACTGCCAGGCATTATACTTGCGTCATCATAGTCTATGGCTGTAAGAGCTCGTAATGGAAATATATTCTTAAGAACCCCATACTCATTGCCAAATATGTCACTACCCCAATAGGCAGGGGTGAGAGAGCCAGTTAATAGAGAGTTTTGTCTTTCCTGCAAGGGTAGAGTATCAACCTGATCTAAGCCAGACCAAATATCCGGATTGGCCCATGTACCCTGTCTATCGCCAGTCCAAAACTGAATATTATCCACAGCTTTAGAAAAACCAGAAATATCTTTTTGCAAATCCTGCGATTGGCTTTGATAACCATAATAGAGTTGATTGTAGCTATTGGATAAGACATCACCAAATGCAAATTGGTTTGATCTATTAATTTTATTCCATTCCACATTTATGGTGTACGCTAACGGCACATGTGTTGCATCGTCATTACTATTATATGACACGTTACCAACCACCGCGGGATCAGGGAAAGCATAAATTGTGTTGGGTGCTATTTTAGTAGTATCAATGTCAAACGTTTTCTCTGGAGTATTATGAATGAGCAGACCTGTGTACTGAGGTAAGAAAAATCTTCCTAGCTGATATTGAGTATATAGTGAATTTAGATTAGGTACAGATGCTGTAGTAGGGTACTGTTTGTTAAGAAAATTTAATGTGGGCGAGCTTGTGGTGGATCTTGTTGTGAATAGTATGCCACTCACTATATCTGTAATAGTGTTACCAGTACTGAGATAGTAGAAATCTGTACCCACATACTTTGGAGCTAACATTTTCAGTACGTTCAATTTTAATTCTTCTGTACCACCACTCAAGTAAGAAACAAAATCTCTATTCTTTAAATAATATAATTCATCACCTGATAATATGGGGTTAATTGTAAAATTACTTGTGCCTAGCGTTCTTAAGAAAAAGGGATATTGCTTGATGGCATCTATAATTGCATTTTTAAAGTTTATATATACATTAGGATAGATGGCATGTATATTCGCTGCACTCAATGACTGTCTGCTTGAACTGTATTGCTCAAAAATTCCAGTCGCGCTTAACGGGCTAATGTTATAATATGTGTCCGTTGTATCATACAATTCTTCAACATAGACACTGAGACCTCTTGCAATGGCCGATACAGGTGGGAAGCTACATGTATATTGGGTATAATCGATTTGATTGGTTCTCGCAGCATCAAAAATTAACTTCTTGATAAGATTCTCAACGCCTAAATTGCTGCCGCGTAAATTATGTTGAATAGGCGCTGTTTTTATTTCCTCCCTAGTATTTGCATAAAATAGACAAATACTCTTTATTTTTTGAATAAAAAACGGCAGGATAACATCAAGATCGAGTGAGTCAGAGAAGTTGGCATTACTAATAAAGCGCTTCTCTTCTTCTGTACTAAAGTTCACAACAATTTCCCGTAAGATCTGTATATAAGAATCCCGAACAATATTTTGCGCTTCAGTCTTATTCTTGCCCTTGTACGCACTCCACTCTAGAATATAGTTTTTATAGCTTTGAAACGTTACATTGATATCGAAGTTAATTAGGTTTTGTTGATTGAACCATTGCAAAAATGTAACTGGTGCATAATAATCCAGAGGCTCTTGCGATTCATCTAGAATACTATATTTAAATGCATTTGTACTCATTTGTTATGCTCCATAGGTTAGGTCTTGTGTATTGTAATTTAATAGTTGAGATAGATATTGTAAGTCTTTATTTGCGGGAATAGGCACTGGGGCGACTGGACTATCAACTACAACTGGCACCTTGAACAGCTCCAATCCCTCATACAGGGCACGGGCAAGTACTGTTTCCATGATTCCACCATATTTTTGCCACTCCTGATAATTGTTGTCTGTTGACAGAATAGTGGTAAGCGGGTTATTAAAATCAATTACATTATCAACCACATTGTTGGCAGCATAGGGGTTGTATTGATAAAACATATAGTATGGTTTAATATCTATGCCCGATTGTGCCTTATTTCCAGTAACTAACCCCCATCCCCAGTAATAATTTACACCACTTAGCGGGTATTGCTCACCTACAACAACTGGGACACCGTTTGTCTCTGGTATTATAGTATTGCTTATGAGTTTGTACTTCTCGCTAAACTTCTCGTATGCCACAACAGGCTGACCTACCGTAAATGCACCTGTGTCGATCGATATCTCCGCGCCAAGATTACTCCCCAAATCATATCGAAAAGTGCTCAATCCAAAATTTTGATTGTATTGATTTGTACTGCCAAATAATTTTGAGTGATTGATACTAAGCAAATCCACGCTTCGTTTCAATTTAGAGGGGTACCCTGAAGTGAAATCGTAATACTGCAGCCCATACTGTTGAGCTAAACTTTTTAGAGACTCTGTTGTACATGTCTCTGGGTCAGAGGTGTTTGCATTGAAATTGGCTATTCTTTCGTAAATAGTTTTACCTAAAACCTCTGGTGGGCTATTGTAGTCTCCAACTATCTGTCCAATAAAATCATCCAACAATATATTCTTATCAAATAGAGATTCCTGCAGAATGTAACTCTTATAACTGGCAGCTTGATCAAAGTTTTCATTTATTTTATTGATAATAGGGGTGTTTTGTATTATATTAAAAAGATTGCTTGTGCCTCGTATAATTCTTGGAAGTGGGTTTATTATAGAGGCGTACTTGTTGACCCACCGAACACCTGTCCAATCTCCAAATACACTGTAAAATGCTTGCATGCCATCAGGCGCAGTCAATTGAATATCTGGTAAATTTAAATTATATAATGATGAAAGTGGCGGTTGGGTAGCAGTATTTTGAGGAAAGAAGTAAATTTTTCCCTCGTAGTTATGGAGAATCCAGACATACCCTTCATTATCAGCAGCCACACCATCTATGCCTTGGTAATATCGTGAGTCAAAATTAGAGCTACCAATGAAATATTCTTGCACATCATTAGTTGTGGAGTGAATACGAGAGAGATTGGAGAATGCATGATGCACCCAGATATTCTGATACAAGTCTATGGTAATATTGCCAATGCTGTTGAATTGCAGTGGGTAACCTGATACTAAATTCAGATTGGAATCCCACTTGTATATATTATCATAATTTGCAAATGCGTTCGGGTCATTTTCATTTAAATTCTTAGCAAAAGCAATTAAATGGTTATTCTTATCTACAATAATCTCTTGTATTGATAGTGGAGCTTCAAAATTAATAACACTGAGTTGTTTTCCTGAACTACTATATTTGACTAAAAAGCTTTTAACAGGGTGACTATAACCTACCCACACATTATCTGCTGTGTCAGTATCAATGCATGATGGAAGAATTAAATTTTCACCTGTAAACCCACTCAATGTATCTTTTGATGATATGTACAGCGCAGGATCTATCAATACAGTATTTTCATATGATGGTACAGCAATTGCATCCACCACATCTGTGTTGGTATTGATGCGAATTGTTGAAATGGCGTCATACAGGGTCACCCAAGCGTTGCCCTTACTATCAATAGCAATATTTGAAGGGCTGGCGCTGTCGAGATCCCCTAGATAGGATCTTGCCTCTGGAGCTGTGAAATTATCTATAAAAGTTGGAACAGCAGAAAGCTTGAATGTATTTAATATTGTTCCAGACAGTGTATATACATACACAATATCTTCATCTGAATCTGCCACCCATACTTTATCAATATTACCCATGCTATACGATTTGAGTGGGGATATACTCACTGGCATAGTTGAGCTTGATGGTGTGAAGTAGGTTTGATAATTGCCTGTCAAATCAAAGTGCAGATCTTCATAATGGGCATGAGTAAAGATGGGTTCCTTGCTGAAGCGCTTTATATTCTTAAAGCCAGGCTGTCCTGCAAATCCATAACTAGCTGCTGAATTTATAACAGGACTATCTTGTATTAGAACTGCTGCACTTATTGCTACAGTTGATGCTGGGAATGCTTTGTTTAGAACACCACAAAAGTAAGCTCCGCTGCGCTGGTATTGTGGGGCATTGGTGTTTTGTCTGAAAATGGCATCATCAAGTTTGTATGTACTGAGGGTTGTAAATGCTGCTGTTGGGTCTTGTGCAACAATTCTATATAATCCCAAGCTAACGGTATTGAGATCTGTTGGATCGGACCCATCAAATTTAAATCCCGTTATTGGTGGGTAGCATTTTGTGGTGAATTGATCCACGTCCTTAAATGTGACTACAAATGGTATATCAGTATTACACCATTTCACTGGATATATACTAAACGAATGTATGAGTTGGCTTGATAGCGGTCCTATATTTTGCTGGGTACCTTCAGTGGATATACCATTGCTTGTAATGGCAAGACTCTCTGCAGGGTTAAAAATGGATTTCAAGTAACTTACTTGGGTTGGATAATTTACATACCCATAGGGATAGTTAGCAGTATTAAATTGCCGATCATCAATCGAGGGATCAAGTTCTAGAAATCCTTTTGTATTAAAGTTTGCATATAAAAATATTAGTGTATCGTCATTGGATGACGGGCGCTGATCAACATAAGAAACATTATAGTCAATAGATGTACCAGTTGTACCTGCAAAAGCAGTGCCTGTCTTTTTAAAATTATAAAATTGTAGTTTGCTATAATCATCCGACCACCCAGCAAACACACTAGTACTAGTTGTTCGTGTGCTATCAATAAGTCTTGAGCTACCAATACCCTCTGGTGTAGTGTATGTTTCTATAAATCCAAAATAACTTCTCAAATGACTCCATTTACTTGTATAATACGATGACACCGACATAAAATCACTATGACTACCACTTGCATACAACATGACTGTGTAGTCGTTGTCATTCAATAAATCATTATTTTGCCAAGAATTATAGCGCCATATCTCAAGTGGATCACTTTTTTTACCCGCGGGCAGAGTGTACACACCAAGAGTTCCTGCTGGTTGTAAATTGTTAAATATGACTAAATCAGGTAACGCATTTTGCACAGTAACTGAGGCGACTGTAAGATCTGGTGTTATGCTAGCAGTTTGTGCATTTCCTAAATTATCATAAACTACTGCAGTTATTGAATATGTGCCTGGGTATTTGTAAGAGTGAATGGCACTAGGACCTGTAAACGTTGTACCATCACCAAAATTCCACAAAATACGAAATCGATTGTAGGTATCATCGAATAAAATGGGCTTAATATAAAAAGGTGTGCTTGGCAGCGTATAACTTGTATATGTTCTTGGAGCTGTACCGGTGTCAGCTGTAGTGATTTGTATTCTTACGGCCGTTAACGGCAACATACTAGTACTCCCTTACACTTGCAGCTTGTATGTCTGGTGTAACAACCTTGATTTGATTTAAAAGAGTATCAACATTATACATGTACGGTACCTTGAAGTAAGGCAAAGGCAAACTTTGTGTAATAATTTGAATATCTTCACCAGGATTACTATACACAGGGTTAAAGACCAAGAAGCTTAATCCATTTCTAATAACTTCCACACCATTCACTGTTCTGGTGCAATACAGGGATACTGTGCCATCGATGTCCAGGATGGTTGTTGTTAGTTGGTCCAGACTCACTAATTGACCCAAGGTAACATTCTGGGGATCAAAATAATCTTTAATTATTTTAAAGATTTGGCGTCTAAGTTCATCTTCACTGAATCGCGAATTTGGATTTCTGGTAACAACAAGCTCAGTTCCTGCTATAATATCGGGTGTGAGCTGTTTATCATTAATTTCAGATCCAGCTGCAACACCTAGTCCGAATGCAGTATAAACAGGGTCCATTATAACAACTTCTGATGTGGCCATTTTTATATTCTGCAACCCTCGAATAATATAATCTTTCAAGCCAGTGGATAAAAAGTTATTATTAATTTGAACACTGTTAGTTTTTTGTAGTTTAGGCACAATGTAGACGTATATGTTGTTAAAATCACAACTATCGGAAAAATTAACCTGGTTCAACAGCACCCTACTATCGGTGTTGGGCGACTTTAAACCGATATTATAATAATATCGCATATGGTCAGCAACATAATCCCAGTTATTCACAACAGCAACATCATTAATGAAATTATCATATTTGTTTCTAATAAAAAGCTCAAAATCAGACGTTGTGATAAGTCTGTATTGGGTTTTGAAAGTATTTGCAGCGTTATTTCTCATGCTCTCTGCTGTTTCAAGTTGTGCAAAGTCTGTGGAGGCGTTTGTATTAGAAAATACAAGTGAAGCTGCTTGTGGAGAAGTTAGATACGATTGATTAGCATTTTTTGTGTTATTAAAGATGCTGGTAAATTGTGGTGTGTTGTAAATGAACAAAGTATTACCATCTAAGTTGCCTGGCCCAACTTGACCAGGTGCCCCATCACTTTTGAGATAATACACAGCAACCAAGTAATTAGGTAGCAATTGCTGTCCATTTACATTATTACCAAATTTGATGGCATATCGTTGATTTTCATTTAATCTGCATTCAAAGCTCTTGCTAGTGGGTCCCTCAAGATACAAGCTATCCACCCGGTTCCATTGTGCCCATACACCTGACTCATCAAGCACATACACATGAATATTTGTATGGTCAACCAATTCATTGTTATTATCAGGTCCTGTGGCAGCAAGTGAAAACTGTTCAAAAGGCGACCCAGTGGCAATATATATTGGGTATTCTTGGAATAATCCTTGATAGAGCAAAGCTGTCTGTCCTAATTGTGTCAATAGCTCTGTGCCAGCTTCTGTTTTAATGAAAGTTGTATCTTGAGTAAAGGAATAATTGAGACCATTAACAGTAAAGTATGAATACCTAGGAATTGTATATATGCCAGTTGGTAGCGTTGCAGGCGCAGTAGCATTAAAATTGAGAATACTTGTTTGAAACCCAATTGGATTGTAATTTAAAGCCTTGACAATTTTATTCATGTTCTCATAAAGCTGTGCTTGGTTGTACATACTCTCACTTGCTGTTTTGTTGAGATAAAATAATAAAACATGATAGCTATATGCAATAATGTCGAGTAAGCTATTAAAATTACTACCTTCGTAAATTTGATCGGTAAACACGCCGCCCTGTGTTAAACGCTGCTGCATTAATGATTTGAGAGTAGTGGCGTCAAACGCAGCATATGCATTAAACGGCAAGTCAAATTGATTGCTAGTTATTGTTTTCATTAATTAAAATAATATCCGGAATCACTTAAAACCCCTTTTAAACTGACTCCTGTAATATTTAACTTCGGAACATCAATTAGCATAAAGATGTTGTATTGATTATTATCTTCATCAACTTCAACGTTAAGCTTTCTCATTGTTATACGAGGTTCATACTTACTTACACCTTTTAGGATAGTTTCTCCTATAATTCTGCCTTGTTGTCGAGTAGCTTGGACGAATAGATACTGTGTTAAGTTTAACCCATAAACGGGGTTAAGAATTTTTTGACCAGGCATAGTAGTGAAGAGATTAAATAGACTATTTTTTATTGCACCAATATCTTCCGAAATTTGAATATCTTTTACTTCCCTTCGCTTGAGAAGCTGAGTATTTCGTGTATAGTCTATTTTCACGTCCAGTAACAAGTCTTTATAGAGAGAGCCAGAGACAGATGAGGTTACGGAATTGACTACTATTGCTGCCATAGTATTATTTATATAAGGATAATTGTTCTATAAGAACATAAATACTATATATGAATAAGTTTGTTAAGCTGTATGAGTCAGCAATCCAGAGGTATACACGTGGTGGGTTTCTAACGGGAGATTTGGTAAAATTCATAGATTATGCATTTAAAGATGATTTCTTCAAAAAACAATCACCAAACTATGTTCAAAAGGCTAAAGCTTTTAGCGAAGGCGGTTTAAACATAAGAGTTAGTGCTGTGAAAGCTGTAAGACCTACGATCCATTCTGGTGACGTACAGAACGAAGCAGATGAGTTTCTAATTGATATTGTGCAAGAGTTAGCACCCGGGTGCTATAAAGAATTTATAACAATACCAGCTCATTTACTTTCGCCTATTGATGTTTATCCGAATCTATTACCAGTACCAGATAGCTTAAAAAGACACAATCACACCATAGTTAAGCCTCAAGAGGTTGATATTAAGGACGAAGAAGAATTATGCCTATCCCCACACCGTCAAACTCTTACTAGCGATGTTGGTGACAAGAAAGATTCTGAAGGCGATAGAAAGCTCAATAACTTCAATACAAAAATTCCTAGCTTACCAGCAAAAGATGAATCTAATCCAAGCGTTGATTCAGGTACTCACAGATATCTACCTAAGAAGCGCTAATATCAGATAAAGCCAGCACTAAGCAATAAAAATTAATTTCTTGATCAACTACAAACGCTGATCTATACATATACTCACCAATAGTAATCAGCCATAGCTTTTTTTGATGCTCCCCTAAAGAGTAGTTGCCATTGCAAGTAGAATCAAACAGTGATTTCATTAATAAAGAATAATCGCCTTGAAATGCTGCCTCATTTTCAATAATTAACTTTCGAACAGCCTGAGCTTTCTTGCTAGTAATTAAAGTGATTATCTTATCGGTAAATTCATCTTGAATATTTAAATCGGGTATTGATAAAGTACCAGTAATACTATATTTTTGCATTTCATTAATGCACTTACGTATATCAGGAAAATATTTTCGAACTAACCCTACTAACTTCTTCTTATTACCCTCATCAACAACAATATTTTCCATCTTAAGAATAGTATAGCATCTCTTAAGAACATCTGGTAAGCTTGGTTCTAAATCTATAAACTGACACCGGCTTTGCAGAGGTCCAATGACTCTATGCTTATAATTACAGGTTAAAATAAACCTACAATGTGCGGCGTACTCTTCCAAAACATTGCGTAACGATCTTTGAGCCTCCATGGAAGCCATACCATCTACTTCATCAAGCAAAACAATTTTCTTTTTTCCATTAAAACTCTTTGTTCTACTAAACCCGGTTATATCATTTCTTACTGCGTCAATTCCAACTTCAGAACAATTCTGATAGATATGCTCTGCATCTAGAGCCGCAATTAAAACCTTTGATGTAGTTGTCTTGCCTATGCCTTGATGGCCACAAAACATTAAATTAGGAATTTCCTCGTTCTTTACAAACGAATTAATTATTTTTCTTGTATTGTCGGATAAAACGATATCACTAACGTTTTTAGGGCGATATTTTTCTACCCAAAGCTTATCTACATCCATATTATTTACCGCTGCTACCAAATCCCTTTTCACCACGATCAGCCGCCTGAACTGCACCCCAATCAACCGACATTTGAATATTAAAATGCACAACTAGCTGTGCAATCCTATCACCTTTATTAACCTGGTATGGTTGATCATTATGATTGTACAGTAGTACTCCTAAATCTCCCCTATAGTTCTGATCGATAACACCGGGATGTGCTAAGACACCGCTCTTAAAGCTTAGCCCCGATCTCGACTCCACACTTATCCAGTATCCCGGTTCAATATAAGCTAATTTTAAGCCTACCGGCACCACAACACGGTCATTCGCTGGAATTACTGTACTTTCTACAGCTGAAAGATCCCACCCTGAATCGGACGGGTAATTCTTCTGCGGTAAAACAGCATCCTGGTGTGTTTTCTCAAATTTCATAAAAGGATTATAGGTGGGTAGTTCCATAAACATAATATAACGTATGGTATATCGAATTCAATAGATAAATATAATGTGGACGAAAAAGAATTTAGTGTCAATGATCTTATTAATGAACTGAACATTAATACCAAGGAAAACAAAGCTCTTCTAAAGAACGAAGAGTTCAATCTACCTAAAGATAAGTTGGAAGAATTTGTATTGAATAGTACAGGTAGATTGGTAACACAAGGGCTCGAGATTGTTGAAGGGGTTAAGGAATATGTTATGAATAATCCAGAGAGCAGAGAAGTACTAGCTCTATCAGATGCGTTAAAAGCGGTAGCAAGCGCACTTTCAGTAGTTAAGGATATACATGTATCTCAAATAAAGCGAGATAGTGCTAAAGATCTCAAGACTATGGAAATCGAGGCAAAGAAAAATATTAAGGAAGAAGAAGCTAGAGTTGGTCTGTTTATTACCCGGGATGAGCTTTTTAGGAAAATAATGGAAGATGCTAAAGTGATAGAAACAGAGGCTTCTGTAATTACGAAACCCCAAGCACTTTCCGAGTCGTCACCGAACTCGTAACCTCTTTTAGCTGGTTGAATAGCAGATCTTGATTCAAAGTATTACCCTCAACATTAACAGAAATATTAGTTTTAGGTACAAATTGTATGTTATTAGTAGCAGACCGTGGATTATAATTACAGTATAACTGTATAACGTTGTATAACTCTTTGAATTCTGATTGTATTTTTTCATTTAAACTAGGAATAGCATTTTTCATACGAACAAAATGTTGGGTATCAGGTGTTAGATTGCTTCCCTGGGAAACGTTTCCGCTCTGTACTGTACTCTGTATGTTTTGAATATTCTTACGAAATACCATATTTGTTTTTTTACTAAGTTCAGCGTGTAGCAATTGTGTCGAAGGACTCATTTTATTTGTTAAACTTGCACCATAGCGTAATGGTGTCATCATCTTACTACCAGTAACATCACTTACAAGCTGTAGGGAGTCATCTAGATAGTTTTCTAGCCGCGCCAAACTACCTATGCTATCACTGAATTGTTTATAAAAAGTACCTTCATTAATCTCTACTCTTACTTGATTCTTTACCTCATTAAGAGCAGTATTAAATTTAGAAATCCAATCTGCAGCAAATTGAGGTTGCATGGATTTCATTTGATTGTCTAACTTAATAAAGAAATCTTTTTGTGATGTAATAACATCGTTCTGTACCTTTGTTAGATTGTAATCAATAGAGGTTTGTAATTCGGTAGAATAATTATTAATAGTAGATAAGAAGTTTGAAGCTTTATCGTAAAAATCTTTTTTATAAAAAAGATTAATTTGTGTTAGTTGAGGGTCTATTGTTTTAGAGTTCATATGGATGTGTCGTTATTATTACTTTTATTAAAATTATAAGTTTTAACAGCAACTATATTGTTAAAATATGTACCAGCTCCAAATACATGTTCAACTGTAGTTATCATATACATACCTAAGGATTTATTATCAAACTCACTATTGGTTTGACTATCAGACCGTGAGATAGTAATAAATTTGCCTGGGTTTCTCACAACATTGCCGCGACACCTAAAAGATATAGTAGTATTAAGAAAGATACTCGAGAGCAAGAATCTGTTTCGTCCTGAGTTTAGTCGCGATATCGGATCTGTATTAGGATTGTATTTGTTAATAATATTTTTTTGCTGGAGTCTTGTTTGATTTAGAGGAAGGTTAGATGTAGGGTTAAGACCTATGCTACCTTTTAAGGTATTCACAAAGTTTTTCTTATACGTTTCTATATTTTTATTAATATTATTCTCTGTTATATCAATACTAAAAACTTTCTTATTTGCGTCATAGTTATGTACCATATGAGATACAAGATTATTAGTTACATCAACTGAAGCGGGGTTTGATATTTGAAAATTATCAACTAAACAATAATCGGTCAAATCATATGAAAAGATTGATGAAGGGGTTCGCTTAGGTTGATCGCTTGCTGCACCACTATCAGTTTGCTGTTTTCCAAGAATAAAGTTTTCTATTAGTCCTGGTCCCCCTAAATCACCAAAAGAGTTATTCCCGCGATAATACGCACTTTTAAATAATTGTGCGATTGGTATTAACGACCACACCTCATTATGCTTCATTAATATAGCAGGAGAATTTTGATTAGCTGAATCACTTACATGGTTATCAAGTAAATACTGTAGATCATCAATAGCTTTATAGTGAGATGGGCTACTATAAAAAATTTTTGTACCGCCTTGGTCCCAGTCTCCCGTTTGCAATGTTAGGTTGTATTCCTTGTAGATTTCCTCTAGAAGTTTTTTTATTGCATCACCTGTATACATACTACGCTCGCCATCTCCAATGCCTTTGCTATATCTTCCTGTACTAAAGTAAGAATTTTTTTCTTTTAAAAGTTGATAAGTATAATCATATAGAAAAAGCTTTTTTTGCTTAATAGTTTTATCTTCATAGATAAGATCTTCTGAATCGTATACTGAAAAAAGATAATTTATGGATAAATCAGGATTTTTAGTTTTGTAATTATTGAGAGTACCAGTATCATCACGATCGATAAACGGTTCAATTTGAACTAACAATAAATCTCTACCATCGCCACGAAAAGTGTATGGTTTAAACGATTTGTTTATCTCCCCGTCTGTATTACTTCCAATACTATCAAAGCTTTCTAAAGCATCCAACTGATTATTAAAAATAATATAGCCATCAGTATAAAAGGAAGTAATTCTATCTGTCATTTTAAAATCGACAATAGCGGAATAATTTATTTTAGCAAAATTTCCATTTGTATTTAATAATATTACATTAAAGCGGTACTTATTATCTGATATCGTTACAATATCATCATCAAAAGAATTAAATCCAAGATTTTGTAGTACAGGGTGCATTATTGTTTTAACTGAACGTTAATATTGTTAATAATTGACGGGACAAAGCTAGGCTTTATAATATTGAGACGAGTACCTGCAGGTGGGTATAATATAGGATTGTAGATGTTATTTGCCAATACAATCAACCACCACAGATTCATTGTCTTGTATTCATCGTAACTAATAACAGTCCATGGCATAATCCTATTTAAAGTAATGGTATAATAGGTTTCCGGTTGCAGCGGCGTGGGTATGTATATGCTATTAATAAGATTATAGTAGAGAAACGGTTTTGTGTTCGCATCTTCTACAGGATACATTCTAAAGATATTTTCATAGCTATTCTGTGGCAGTTGCGCTAAAGCCGCTATGTCTTGTCTAAAAACGCCTAATGCTGATAATCCAATCATTGTGTTGCTACCTCTGTTGCTTGGCTGAACAACCTACGGCGGTTTCCACTAAACTGGGTAGGTACCCCAATTATGCCTTGTGTCTCTTGTAGAGTTCTAGTCGAGGAAGTAGATATAATATTGTACTTATCGTATAACATAGAATAGAGGAAATTCTGGGATTCCCTTACTAAAGCTCTAAGAGTTATTGTAACGTCATAAGCATCAGGGATAATAGATTCAATCTTTATTGTCCCAGTACCATATGGAACATCAATTAACATTTTTCTTACAGAGCCAACAAAGGCAACCTTCATAGTCTCAATGTAAGCGTAGGGATAATAACGAGACCCCGGTATGCTAACCTCGTAAATTACAGGTGGATCAATTAAATCTCTACTACGTCGATTGGGTCGATTTTGATAAGCTAGTAAGTACAGTAATTGCCAATTACGTAATACGTCAGTGTACGTTGCCCACCCGGTGTTAACAAGAGGAAATTTAAATATTAAAGCTTCACCATCTTCACTAAAATTATAAAATTTTGGTTTTTCTATATATATTCCCGGTGCATTCATGTTTGCATTAGCAGCTACAGTCAGTGCAGCGGATCCTAAGTTTTCTGATAAGCCGTAAAATGCTCCACCTGGGCCTCCTATTTCTGCAGGATTAAGATTTGGTGTACTACTGAATTTGTTGCTAATATCATTCAAAGTATTAACAAAGTATGGAAATCTATAATAAAATTCTGTATCTTCAGTCAAATAAAGACCCTCATAGGGTAATAAGTATTTGCTATTTAAACTTTCAACATTTAAGTTTGCGCCAGCGGTTTGTGCTACATCTAGTCCAAAACCTGCAAGTCGGCTTAAATTATTGAGAGCCCCTGCCCCACCCACAGCGGCACCGACTGCCGCACCTCCCAATTGTGTAGCGCCTGCGATAAAATCAGCAAATGGGGCTGTTGTTAGAAACACCTCTGAGGTTGCTCCTGCTGCTCGTCCTAATTGTCTACCTCCAAATTGATTTACGAGAGTAGCACCAAGAGCCGCGTCAACTAACCCACCAGCAAGAGGAAATTTTGCTTTAAAGTTATTAATAAAATTAGTTGCATCAGTAACCGATTCCTGAATTGCATATGTGTAGTATGCAGCTTGTGCAACAAAAGAGTTAGTTATTAATCTCTTTTCTTTTAAATATATCTCTGGTACTCCGACTTTACTTTCAGCAGGAGAAGTTGTCCAGTGAAAATCATTAATAATATCGTATAGAGAAAATCCTGTTGCGGCATCACTTATACAGTTTGCGCCACCTGTAGACGACCCCCTTCGTACAGGTACGGCTTTTGGTGCACCAAATCGTTTTTCTTGCTCTTTAAAAGAGTATAGTTTATTAGATAAGTTCATTAGATTGTAAATCCTGGCATTGAAGTGCGGCTATTATTAATATCTATAATACCTCTGCTAGCCTGCTTTCTGTAATCATCTCTAAAGCTTTCAATTAAACCTGTATTGATTGGTTGGGACTTTTGTTGTTCTCTATTTTGTGAAACTGTAAGACTATTTGACGGCTGTATACTGGGTAGATAGGCTAAAATCTGCCCAGCAATGGACTTTAGTTCATCTATTGATCCTTTTAATTCCTTAGAAGATGTTGCCGTTGCTTTTGCCATATTTGTTAGATTTTCATTCATTGATTTTAATGCATTTTCTGAAAGACTGGTCGCTGGTGATACTGGCTCCTGTACTGGGGCATTCTGCTGAGGATACTGCTTGGCTATATTAGCAATTATTTCATTTATATTCTCCTCTGCAGCCGGGTACTTTTCTGCTTCATTAATAGGCGACATCGGTTCTTCAGTAGGTTTAGCAATTGGTGTGGGCGGCGTATTATTAACCGGTGATGGGTTTACAGTTTCAGGCATAGTTTGTAAGGGTTCTATATTCTTGTTCTGCAAAACTGGAGCTTCAACAGGTGTGATAGGCTCAGGCAGCGCAACATTTAAGGTAGCTTGTTGTGCCTTCTTTTCATCTACCTGTGTTACCAGATTTCTTTTAAGTGTTTGCAGGGTGTTTGCTTCTTCTACATTTTCTGGCAACTTATCAAAGTCAAAAAATGGATATTCCTCACGTAGCTGACGTTCTTGTTCTACAGTAATAGGTGCATTTTGTTTATCTTCGCGCAAAACATCATTTAAATCTGCAGGGGGTTTCATATTATTGGATGTAGCTGGCTCGTTGCTTGGAGCAATTACAGGTATGTTTTTAGAGGTATTATTCTGCCTACTATTCAACTGCGATAATAAATCTTTCTTAAACGTTTCAAATCGTTTTGCTTGCTCTTCGCTTTCTGGAAGCTTATCAAAGTCGAAAAAAGGATATTCTTTACGTAACTGACGCTCTTGCTCTGTAGTAATGTTTTGTTCTATGAGAGGCTTAATCTCTTTAGAATTATCAGAAGTAGTAGATAATATTTGTGTGGGTGGAAGTGTATCAGTATTCAGAGGTGTTTGGGGTTGAATCTCCTGTTTTTCTAATGGAGTAGTAACAGGTGAAGGCTCTTCAGTTTTTATACTAACTGGTAGCTCTACTTCTTCTACCTTAGGCAGAGTTACATCTTTTGATGTTGTAGTAACAGGTTTAGGACGATTTACAGGTTTAATATCTGCAAAAGTAACTTTGCGAGTACGCTCGGTGAGCGTTTTTTCTAGAGCGTCCAAGTCTTCTTGACTCATATTATTAAGCTGCTCTCTTGGCACACTATATGTTTTTGCATACAGATCTTTATAAGAGCTTTGTGCTTTATCTAGAGCATCACTATTAACATCATAGTCCATAATATATTTATAACAAAATTATCTTACAGGCTTACAGAGCTATCTGTAGTAGCTGACTCCTTTTCTGTATTAAAGATATTAAGATAGATATCACACTCCGAAGGTGTTAAATTATTAATAGTATTACTGTCCAAATTTAATTTTGTAAGTAAGGTATATTTCTTTTTATAAAGACTTTGTGCTTGAGGAATGAAGGTCGATTTCAAGAATCCAAACAGTGTATTTCCTAGAAGATTAAACCTGACTGAATAAAAATCTTTTAGTTGTTTGTCATTATTAATAATGTAAACAGATTCAAATGCTTGGTCATATTTACGAAGATGATTATAAATTTCCGTAATAGCGGTCTTATCAATAGTATTAAAGAATTTTTCTTTTGTATTTTGGTCAAAAGCTCCTGGATAAAAATCTTTATTATTGATACGAATTTTAAAGATACTTTCATGCAAATAATTAACTGAATATAACTCCTTAACAGGTGTAAATGCAATCTCTATATCATCTAATTTTAAATTTTCAATAGTAGGAATTACAAGTTCTGATAAATCTGTAAGTATATCGAAAAGATTAAATGTAAGAGCACATGTACTCTCATCTGTATTTTTAGCACGGTAAAACAACTGACCTGATACAGACGAGGCTCTTAAAAATAGTAATAAAAACCATTTATCATAGCGAGTGAGTTTATAGAAAAGTTCTTTTTGTTCTAAATTTTCTTGAAGAATATCGTTAAATGTTTGATTTAAACTTTCATCATCTTCATTTAGTATGTATTTACTAATTATCTCTAACTGATACATCTTTAACTCAGCAATTTTAAGATATTGCTTTAAACTTGGGGCCCAGCAATTAAGATAAAAAGAGTGCATTAGAAGAATCCTGCAAGATCTAAGGTTCGTGAAGCGGCATCTTGAAGAGGAGAAACTTGTGGTGTATAATTACCATTTGTAATGCCGCTCACTGTGTTAATAATATCTGCTAGCGGAAAATACATACTATTTTCTATTGTATAGTTTGTGTAGATAAAATTAACATCATATATTGTTGCAGCGTTAGGCTCGTCGTAGCTAAGATTTATATTGTTTACAAGTGTTGGGACACAATTATAGAATCTAAACACCTTTCTAGGTATTTGACTTATATTTTGATAGCTTCGTGTATAGCAAAGTAGGGTAATATTACTTTTTACATTACGTATATCCTTTTGCCCGGGCGTATCACCCGGGTAGGCTACTAACCCTAGATGATTTGCCAGCATAACCCATGGACGAAATACATTATCTACAATACTAGTATTTGTTTCAAGGAAGCCTAGACGGAGCGGTTTACCTGCATAGCCCATTCTGTTTTCAGCCATAATACCAGGTATAAATCCACGACTCTTACCGCTTGAGCCGATAGTAATATCACCCACAAAGAAAGATTCTTGCGGTATCATAGCAGTTTGCGCAAATACACAACCAATTACTTTTTGAAAAGGAAAACTAGTTAATAATGTCTTTGCTTGATCTATATCATAGCCCTTTTTAGCACCATCAACACGTTCTAATTGCTGTAAGATGTTTGTGTTGAGAAGACGTGGAAAAGAATCTATTACGGCAATCCATTGCGATTGAAGAGGTATTGAAGTTAACCAACTTTGTAATTGTAATAAGAAGTAATCCCGTGTACTAATTAATGGTACCCCTGGAATATTGAATCCAAGTACGTTTGTTATTTGTGGTTGACTGAGAGGGTTGGTTCCTCTTCCGATGCCAATAGCGTTATTGGTTAATCCTTCGAATGCATTAGTTAGCGGATTATTCATCAACAATTACTCCAATATATTTATCGGAGTAATGTTATTTTAGGACTGGCGAGTAAAATAATGGTAGGCTAGCTTCACGTCAAACGAAACAATATCGCCTTTACCAGCTGAGAAATCATACTTAATGCCGCCAACTTCTCTAATGCTTACACCGATTAATTGATATTGAGCAACTTTCTCCATCTTAGTATCGAGTTGAACTAGATCGATTACACTTGCTTGTGTTGGGGTGAAGTAATTGCCTGTGCTATTGGTATCGTTAAAGGTATCACGCGTCCAATCTTCAAATTTCTGTCTGATGTTATTTTTAGCATCATTGTAGAATGTTAATGAGTAATTAGCACTGTCTGGGTATGCAGCAACACCAGGAAGGTTAAAATTTAACCCCATGTAGCTTGTTGTTACATTGTTAATTTGTCTAGCGGGTAGTGAAGCAGATCTTGCGTAAACTAAATCATTCTCATCAAAGGTGGTTGTGGTGCCTCCGGGGGAGATACTCAATACCCTGAATTGAATATCGCGTTGAAAATCACGCGCAGAAGCTACTCTATAAAAATCCGAGATGAGTTGTTTTACGGCTGGCATAGTATTATTATTTATTCTCCTTTTTTAGTTTAGGCTAATAACTCCTGGAAGTTTTGGCTAGTACGAGTTGCGTAGAAGCTTACCAAGATAAACTCTGCAGCACGTACTGGCTTGAGATAGATATCTACCTTCATTTCGTTATTATCAATAACATCTGGTGTATTATTTCGCTCATCGCAAATAATGAGGTAGTCATAAACACCTTCTGTGTTCTTGGCATTCTCAAAAATTGGAGTGAGCGTATTAATTACTTGAGTTCTCGTAAACAATGTATTAGGTTCAAATATGAAGAACTTAACTGTATCACGAGTTGCAACTTCAAGATTGAGGAACAATCTACGTACATTAATACGATCAAACGCACTGGGTTTCTTTAGCAGTGTCTTTTGACCGAAGATTACAAAACCTTCAACGGGGAAGAAGGCAACTGGATTCAAGCCAAATTTATAAAGCTGATCGCGTTGCTTCATCTTAGGATATACACCCAAATCATTAACACCAAGAAGAACTCCTCTTGTGAATCCAGCTGGTGCAAACCAAGGTTGGAAGTTAGCATCAGTATTACCCATTGCAGCAGCTGCAAAGCCACTAAATGGTACCCATACTTGTCTATTTGTAGCAGGATCAATTACTTGAGCTACTGTTGCATATGTACAAGCATAGCTCGAATCAATTAAACTAAATTGATGACGTAGCGGCCAGTAGATGTGCTGACTGAAGTTTGTAGAGCTATAACCATCTGCTGCAGGATCTGGATCGAGACCCGCATTGGGTCCCCATAATTTCTTTGTATTGATTACTTTATTATTGTCACCTTGGACAAATATATGTCTTAGCGCATCAAGAATAACCAAGAAATCTTTTCTTTGATTCTGCGCTTGTTGTACGAAGATACTAGCAATACTATTGTATGTTGAGCGAATGAGTAATC